CCGAACTTGCTTGCCGTGTTCTGGGCGCCCTGGTTGGCCTGGCCGATGGTCAGACCGGCCTGCTGGTTGGCCTGCTGGGCCGCCAGTTTGGTGGCGATGTCCTGCTGCGCGGCCCCCTGGGCCTGGGTGAACCCCTGCTGGTTGATCCCGGCCAGGGTCTGCTGGAGGTTTTGCTGCCAGCTGGCGTCGTTGAGGTTTTGCAGCACCGCCGAGCGGCTGCCGCCGAACGCCCCAGCCTGGGTCGCCTGGCCCTGGGCCGCCGCATCGCTGATGCCCTTGGCGCGCAGGGCCTGGGTGACCGTGGTGTCGGCCACGTCCTGTGTGTAGGGATTGAGGTAGGGGCTGAGATTGGTGGACGACAGCTGGCCGGGGTCGACGGTCGGCACCGACGACGGATTGATGGTCGAGGCGGTGTAGCCCTGGCCGGTGGCCTGGGGGGCCTGGTAATTGGTCAGGCCGGTCAGGGCGTCCTGGTTGCCGAAGCTGAGCCCGGGCCCGGTGTAGGGGGTGTAGGCCAGCGATCCGCCCGGGGCGCCCGCGTTCTGCACGGTCTGGGCGTAGGTGTCGGCCAGGCCGGTCTGGGTCGGATCGTAGAAGCTTTGGCCGCTGGACTGGCTCTGCTGCTTCTGGCTGGAGCTATTGAAGCTCATCCGTCTAGCTCCTTCGCAAAGATGGTCCAGCGCGGCCGGTAACCGGCCTTGGCCAGCACCCGGCCCCAGGCCTGATGCACCCCGCCGCCCTGGACCCGGACGCAGCCCATCCGCCTGGCCCAGACCTCGATGTGCGGGCGCATGTCGAGTAGTTCGCCAAGGTCGCCGCCGAGCAGCCAGAAATTGAGCACCTTGTTGTGCGGCTGGCAGATGATCTCGGTGATCACCGCCGCGCAGCGCCCGGCCCAGAACTGGAACTCGCCTGAGCGCACCCCCTCCAGCACGTCCTCGATCTCATAGCCGCCGCCCTGGTGCAGAAGGGCCGCCTCGATCAGGGGCGCGCAGCGGCGCCAGTCGGCCTCGAAATCCATGACGGCTTGCCTTTGGGCGGCGCCTAGGGCAGCGCGCTCCAGATCACTTGCCCGGCGGCGTTGACCCGCACCTCGCCGACCACCCCGGCGGCGTTGCGCATCAGGATCAGGTCGTAGGCCGTCAGGCGCTTGAGATTCTGGGCGTCGGCCTGCTCGATCTGGCCGCGCGTGCGGGCCTGGTCGCCGGAGTCATAGGCGGTCGGCGGGATCGGCAGCTTCATAGCTCAGCATCTGCCGTGTAGGTGAACTGGGAGTAGCCATAGGCCGTCGTTGTAACCGTGAACAACACGCCCATGTGACTAGTATCGGTGCCAGACCAAAGTGTCAGCCCCGACCCGTTGTTATAGATGACGTTAGAGAAGGTGATGGTTGGCGTGATCCGCATCGGCGTATAGTAATTAAACGACGTGCCATAAATACTACCGCCAGCGCCCTGATATCCAGAAACAATGTTGTAACCTAACGACTGGAAATAACGCCAGCAGAGGTACAATTCCACTGAATAGGGCCGCCGCTCGAATGGCGTCGCCGTTGAGCCGACTTCAAGCTGCACGCCAGTCAGGATGAAGTTGCCGCCGTTGGTAGTGACGATGTTGGTTTGCCCGGCGACGCCAACATAGTTGGCCGCCGCCCAGGCGCCCGGCGGCCCGCCGTAGGTCGATCCGACGCCCATGCAAAAATTGAGTGTAATCCCCGTACCGTTGTTGGTAGCCCAGGTCCCGCTCGTGTCGCCGGGAATGGTGATGACGACACGAGTCCATGTCGTTCCGCCGGGCAGGCTAAAACTGAACGGATAGGATCGGTTGGCGGCGGTGTTGCGCAGGCACCCGCCGAAAGTCCCGGCGATATTGGAGGCGGCCCAAAACGATAAAGTGATCGGTTGCGCATTGGCGGTCCCCCACATCAAATCCGCTACGTTGAATCCTTCGATGACCTGATACAAAATGAATAAATCATTCGCCCCGACAGTAGTCGTGGTTGTGACTGAACAGCCGAGATAGTTGGTCAGGCCTGATCCAGCAGGAAGAACGCCGCCGCCAATATTTTGCTGTACTGTAATCTTACCATATTGCGAAGCTTGGAACGCCCAGCGATCAACCGTGTACGCCATAGCGGACGGCACAACGGCAGCCCCCGCGTAGCGCTGGTCGATACGCATGTCCCCGTTGATCAGGCGGTTGCGAAAGGCGTAGGCCGAGGCCGAGACCGCCGCCGTGGCGGTCGCCACAAAGGCGGTGGTGGCGGGCTTGGTCGAGTTGTCGGCGGGCGGCTGGGTGACCGCCACCGCATTGGCCAGGTTGATGGCGCTAGGGGTGCCCAGGTTCGGCGTGACCAGGGCGACATTGGTGGTGCCGCTGATCGCCCCGGTCCCGTTGACAGCCAAAGCCAGGGCGGCGGGCACGCCCGCGCCGAGGCCGGTGATCCCGGCGATGGGCAAGTTGGTGGCGTGGGTCAGGTCGGCCGAAGCGGGCTGGCCGAGGTTGGGCGCGACCAGGGTGTGGCCGTTGGCCAGCACCATCCCACCGGTCCCGGTGACCGCCTGGCCCAGCGCCGCCGCCACCCCAGAACCGAGGCCGCTAAGGGCGGTCGGCGGCAGGTTAGTGGCGTTGGTCAGGTCGATGGCGGTGGGCACGCCGAGGTCCGGGGTGATCAGCTGGGCGTTGGTCTGGCCGATCAGGGGGCCCGCGCCGACCACGCCGATGAAGTCCTGCTTGGTGGCGAAGGCGTTGTTCAGCTGGGCCGAGCCGAGCGGCTGGCCGAAGCTGAACCCGCCCGGGCTGCCCGCGCCGCCGACGCCAGCGGCCCTCGGGGCCCCTCGGGGGACGACATTGACCAGATCGTTAGGTGAGGACATCGGCGCCATCCAGCAACGACACGTCGAGATAGAAGGGCGGGACCATCGGGCCGGAGTCGGCCATGTCGCCCTGGAGGATATCCAGGCGCACGTTGCCGAGCCGCCAGGCCCCGAGGCCCGAGAACCGGGTCCTGATCTCGGTGGCCTGGAACAGGGCGTCGGTGGGGCTGATCAGGCCGATGGGCGGCAGGGCGGTTTCCGGGCCGTTGGGCCACATCCTGAGGAAGAAGCTGGCGCTCAGCTGGCCATCGGTCAGCTGGTCGGGGACCACCCGCTGGACCTCGGCCATGTAGTCGCCCTGGCCAAGCTCAAACGGGCCGGTTTCCAAGAACGGGACCGCGCCGTTCCAGTCGATGCCGGTCTCATGCTCCCACAGGAAGCTGGAGTCACAGACCATCAAAGGATTGGCGACCACGCCCCGGTTGTCGCCACAAAGCCGGTTTAGTTTTCCGAAGGTCCAGATATTGCGGCCAAGCCGCTGACTCTCGCGGTAGGCCCACACTACGTAGCTGTCGATTTCGATGGACCCGCTCGACGGGAACAGCCACCAGACCTCGCCGTGGTCGGCCAGGTGCATGGCGCTGATCTTGCTGACCTGGTTGGGATTGGGGTCGACGTAGTCGAGCACGTCGCAATCGAGCGGCTGCACGGCCTGGCCGTCGAACAGCCAGAACTGGCCGTTCTTGCCCATCCAGGCGGCCATCGAGTCGTGGCTGGCGACACAGCCGCCGCTGATCACGCCGCAGCCCTGGCCGACCCGCTCAAAGCCGTAGACCAGGGGCGAGCCGATGTAGGTGGCCAGCCACAGGCTGGAGTCCGTGAAGAGCAGCGTCCCGCCCCGCACGGTGATGCCGCATCTGAGGTTGCCCGGGCCGGTCAGTTCAAAGTCGCCCGCCTGGTTAGAGGTGGTCGAGGTCCAGTCGGTGATGTCCTGCTGGTCGCACCAGGCCACCTTGCGCCCGTCGCCACCGGCCCCGAGCAGCATCAGGAAGCCTTCCTGAGTGGCCACCAGGGACGTCGCGCCGGTCGGGGCGTTGGCCACCAGCTGGGCCACGGGGCCGACCACCGGCGGCCACTGGTAAAGCTTGCCATCGGTGTCGGACACCCCGACCAGGGTCTCGCCGAAGTTGTCGAGGGTCCACAGGGTGGCCCGCTGGAACGCGCCGGTGGCGGGCGGCGGCACGCCATAGGCGGTGTCGCCATAGGTGGCGCCGCCGTAGCCGAGGTTGCGGGTGGCGTCGTCGCGGCCGGGGGCCAGTCCGGCCGGGGTGATGTCGTGGTTGGTCCCGCTCTCATCCTGGACGTAGAGGTGCGATGACGCGCCCACGGCGACCCAGGCGTTGCCGCTCAAATCGCTCCAGGTGCGGATCGCCCGGCATTTGCCGGTGAAGGCGGCCTGACCGGCCGAGCGCAGCTGCCAGCCGCCGACCGGCTTGACCTGGTCCTGCTCGAAGCGGGCCAGGTTACCGTCATGCCACTTGCCCTTGCTCTGATAGAGGGTGCCGTTGCGGTAGAGCCCCGGCGGGGCGGTGATCGGGACGTTCGAGGGGAACGGCATGACCTAGGTCTTGATGATGCGATTGGCCGCCAGATAGGGCGGCGTGGTCGGGATCGCGGTCAGGGTGTGGGTGTGCGGCGAGCCGCCGCCCGAGGCTTGCACCGCCTGGCCGGTGAAGGCGCCGTCGAGGCTGATATTGGCGCCCGAGCCCTGGATGGTGATGTAGCTGGGCCCGGCGGCGATGCTGATCCCGGTGGCCACCGGCGAGGCGACGCCCGGGTGGGCCCCGCCGAAATTGTTGCTGCCGGAACTGAAATAGGCCGCGCCCGCCTCGTAGAACACCAGCTGCTGGTTGGGTGCGTCGCCCGCGCCGGTGATGCTGTGCTGGTGCTGCGGGTCGTTGACGCCGTGGGTGTGGGTCGGGTCGTTGACGCCGTGCCCGTGGCCGCCGTCATGCAGGGTGTGGTTGTGGCTGGGATCGCTGAGGCCGTGGCCGTGGCTCGGGCCCTCGGCGGCGGTCAGGGCGTGGGCGTCGGTCGCGCCGGTGTAGGTCAGGCTGCCGCCGACCTGGGCCAGCGGGAACACCCCGCCCGCCCCGACCGAGAACCGGCCGCGCGAGTCCGGCAGGTTGAAGGTCGAGACCCCGTCGCCCGCGCCATAGGTCACGCCGATCACGCCGTAGAGGGTGGCGTAGGTCGAGCGGGAGACGGCCGAGCCGTCCTCGAACAGGAAGCCCGGCGGCGGGCCGCCGGTGACCGGGCCCCGGTAATCGAACGAGACCCCGGCGGGGACGATGTTGCGCAGGAACTGGTCGAGGATGTCGAGGTCGGCGTTGAGCAGGCCGCCCCAGGCGTTGTCGTCGGCGCCCACGGTAGGCTTGGTCAGCCCCGCATAGGGGGTGATGGCGTCGGCCATGAGATTTTCTCGCGCTATCGCCTGGCGGCTGCTTGAGCGCAGGCCCCTAGATCGTGTCGCCGCTGATCCAGTTGAAGGTGCGGTTACGGCGCGGCATGAGGCCGCCGTCGACCCTCAGGGTGCGGTCGAAGGTGGTCCTGAGGCTGGCCTGCATCTCGGCCATGGCGCGCACGAACTCGCCTTGCAGGACCCCGGCGCGCTGGTCGTTCTTGAGGAAGGCGTAGGCCGCCGCCAGGGTGCCGAACAGGTAGCAGTCGGGGTGATCGGTCAGCACCCAGTTGGTCGGGCTCAAGCCGCTCAGGGGCGGAATCTGGAGTTGGTATTCCATGCGCGCGCTGTAGGTGGCGTCGGGGACCGGCCAGAACTCCAACTGGCCGCCGATGGCCACGAACTCGCGCGGCTCCATGGTGATGATGGCCGGGATGCTCTTGCGCTTGGCCATCTGCTCGGCGGTGATCGGCTTGAGCAGCCGCCAGGTGCCGCTGGTCAGGCGGATGGTGCGGATCATCCGAAGCTCGGGCGGCAGATCGACAAACTCGCCGTCGATGGTGAACACGTCGGCGATCAGCTGTTTCGAGGTCCGCAGGATGCGATTCATGTTGGCCTCGGCGAGGCCGATGAAGTCGGGGATTTGCAGCCCGAGGTCGGCGCGCCGCAGCCATGAGGCCGTGCTCGCCTGGAGGCTGGCGTAGTCGGTCAGGGCCATGCTGGCCTCCGCTCACGGAAAAAGGGGGCGGCGGTGAGGCCGCCCCCAGGCTCCTCCTCAGGAGTCTCAGTTGTTGTGCAGCCGCACGGCCAGCTGGGGCCGCAGGGCGGCCTGCCCGAACAGGATGTCCAGGCGGCAGGGGAACTTGTCGTTGGTGATGTCGTAGGCGCGCACGATGCGCATCGACACGCCGTCCATGGTCTCGCGGTAGGCGAAGTCGACCCCCTTGGGCATGACCAGGTCGGCCGTGGCGAAGGTGAAGGCGTCCTCCTGGTAGAGCATGGAGGTGCCGCAGCCGGTGACCGCCGTGGTGGTCTGGAAGGTCAGGGCCGCGCCCGCCGCCGGGGCCGGGACAGTGACGTTCTGCTGGCCGCCGGTGGTGTAGATGGTCGGCGAGATGGAGACCGCCCCGGCGCCGCCCGCATAGGGGGCGGTGACGGTGAAGGCTTGCAGCTGGCCGGTCGACACCTTGGACTCCGGGTGGACCCGGAACACCCCGGCGATGGTGAACACGTCGCCGGTCACCAGCGCCCCCGCCCCGGCCGCCACGGTGAGGGTGGTCTGGCCCTGGGTGAAGTTGTTGGTGTTGGTGGTGTAGCCCGCCCCGGCGCCCGCCACGAAGGCAGGCCACAGGGTGTTTTCGTAAAAATCGAAGCCCGAGGTGCGGCCGATCACCCCTTCGACGTACTGCCGCCCCAAGGTGACCTGGTCGTTGAACAGGCCCTTGACGTCGGTTTGCAGGTCGACGGTGTCCTGGGTGTTGAGGTTGGCGGTGCGCCGGTCGAGCGGGGCCAGGCTATCGGACAGCACCTTGCGGCCCTGGAGGATTTGCTTGAGGGTGCACGTGGCGCCCTTGTTGAACACCGCGTTGAACACCTGCCAGGCGACCGCATTGATCACGGTGTTCTCGACGTTGGCCACCAGCACCGACACCGCCGGGGTGATGATCCGGCTGGAGAAGTCGTCCAGGCTCATGGTCAGGTCGACCGAGGTGAAATTCATGTCGACGCCCATCTGGGTCGACACGGTCAGCGGCACATACTGCTCGACGGTGTCCTGAGGGTTCAGCACCGGGCCGTTGCGGATCACGTACTGGTTGGGCAGCCGCACCTTGAGGGTCTGGCCGATCTTGGCCCCCGACTTGGCGAAGCTGTCGTCATACTGGCGGTTGATGGTGGCCAGGAAATTGGCCTTCTGGTGCAGCACCCGCAGGGCTTCCCGGGTGATCTGCTGCACGGTGAGCAGGGAATTGGACATGGACGTCTCCACAGCCCGCCCCCCTTAGGAGGGGGCGCTGCTGCCGCTCGCGGCGGTTTCGGAACGCGGCGTCATCGCGACGCTGCATCGGGGTTGAGGATCAGCGCCGGGGCGCCGGGCGTTGGTTGCGCGCGGCGAGTTCGGCGTTGCGGTTGCGTTGCCACTCTTCGGGCGACAGGCGCATGGACTCCTTGGACGAGGTCGACACCGTCCGCCGGGACGGGTTGGTCAAGGTCGTCGCGGGCCGCATGGCGGGGGTCGCCGCCGGGGTCTCTTCGTCCGCCCCGCCGGTCGCGCGGCCACGCTGTTCGGCCTCCTGGCCGAGCTTGGCGTAGCGCAGCATCTTGAAGATGCGCGGATCGGCGGTGCCGTCGAGTTCAGCCTTGGTGATGCCGTTCTTGACGGCGAAGGCCTCAACCTCGGGCTTGAGCTTGGCCCAGCCGGGCACCTCCTTGGTCAGGACCGCATCGCGTTGCTCGATCTGCTTGGCAGTCAACTGCTGCTGAGCGAGCCCTGCGGTCTTGGCCTTCTCGGTGATCTCGCCGGTCAGCTTGGCGTGCTGCTCGGCGAGCTTTTGCCGGTTGTTCTCCAGGCTGCGCAGTTCGATCTGCGCCTGTTGCAGGCGCATGTCGCCATCGGGCAGGGTCTTGAGGGCGGCCCAGTCGATGTTCTGGAACCGTTCATGGCCCTGGTTGATGGCGTCATCCAGGGCCTCGATGTGGCTCTGGATTTGGCGGGCCTTCACCTTGTCCTCGAACAGCGCCTCGTTCGACGCCTTCTCGGCCTCCAGGGCGCGCCGGTCGTCGGCCAGGCCCTGGGTTTTCTTGGTGTAGTCCGCCTGTCTGAGGGCGCCCTTTTCCAGGGCGTCCTTGGCGCTCTTGGGGACCTGGAATTTGGCCCCCTCGAATTCGACCTCCTCTAGCTCATCCTCCCCGCCGTCCTGACTGCCAGTTTCGGCGTCGTCCGGGGCTGGGGCCTCAGGCTGTTCGACTTCGGGCTCAGGCGCGGGTGCGCCCTCGGCCGATTGGTCGCCGGTTACGTCGGTCATAGCGTCCTCTGCGATGGTCGGCGCCTCTCGGCGCTGAGCAAGCCGCTTCCCCCGGCGGGGGGAGTGGCGGCGAAGCCTGTTGTTGGTCTAGGGTCCCCTATCGCCGCCGGTAGGCTCCGAAGATGACTCGGAGAGCGAAAGCGGAGGCGCCGGGCGAGATGGGCTTGGCGCGGGGACCGCCCGGCTTAGGGCTCATCCGGTTCGCCGGAACGCTCACACCCGCGCCCGATGTCAGCCGACTCCCCCGCCTGGGGTGACTTCGGGGGTCTCGACGGTCTGGTCCATGCGATGGCGGGCCTCGGCCACCTTGACGGTGGCGGCCACCTTCATCGACTGCTCGGCCAGCTGGGCGTCGAACGCGGCCTTCTGCTGGGCCAGCTGCTGCTGGAGCATCATCTTCTCGCGCTCGATGGCCATCTGGCCCTGCATCTTCTGGGTTTGCAGCTGCATCTCCATCTGGAGCTTCTGGAGGTCCACCTGGTGGTCCAGCTGGGCCTGCTGCATCTTGGCCTGGCTGTCGGCCTGGGCCTTGGCCGCGTCGCCGCCGCCGGGCGGTTGCTGGGCGTTCTGCTGCCTGATCTGGGCCAGGCGGCTGCTGATCTCCTCGGCCCCCGGCCAGTCGAGATTCTTGACCAGCAAGTCCCCTATAACGGGCAGGATGGCCGGATCGGCCCTGGCCAGTTCGATCATCTGGTTGGCCGCTTCCTCGCGGCGGGTGGTGAAGCTCGGCCCGGCCTCCACGGTCAGGTCGTACTTGCCCGCCGTCAGGTCGAACAGCTTCTCGACCACCACCGGCTGCATCATCGGATTGCCGTCCGGGCCCGGCTGGGGCTGGCCGTTGGGTCCAGGCACCGGCTGCATCTGCGGCTGGCCCGAGGGCAGCATCTGCGGCTGCTGCACCGGCTGGTTGATCTGCACGGGCTGCGTCGAGCCGTCCGGCTGGAGCACCCGGATCATGCGCGGCACGTCGTAGACCTTGGGGATCAGGTCGATCAGGATTCGGCCGCCGTGGCGGATCGCGCGGCTGAGGTTGTCGATGAAATGAAATGTCGACACATCGCCTTCGCGCATCCGGGCCAGGATCGCCCGGCCGGACTGCTCGTTTGACGGCTGCCCCAGGCTGGCCTGGAACATGCCGATCACCGCCTTGAGGTCGTTGGCGGCGTCGGTGGCGGCCTGGATGTAGCCCGAGGGCGGGGCCGGATATTGCTGGCGCTGGGGCGCGGTCTGGCCGTCGTACTCGATGTAGGCGTGGCTCTCGACGTTGGCGGTCTCCCATTTGTCCGCGTCCGTCGCGAAGGCGCCCTTGGGCCCGATGAACGGGGCCTTGGGGGCGTAGCCGACCGCCTCCACAGCGGCGGTGCGCATGAAGTTGATCGACTGCTGGCTGTCCTTGGCGTCGCGCACCAGGCCGCGCGTGAAGCGCTTGCCCTCCAGGTTGACCACCTCGCCGTACACCGGGACAATCGGGATATACTTGCCCGCCCAGGGATTGGTCTCCAGGATGTCGGCCCCGCTCATGATGTACTGGGTGACCTGGTAGGACTTGGTGGTGCGGGTCTGGCCCGTCGGCATGAGACCCATCTGCTGAAACCAGGGCAGGTTCTTGCGCAGGGTCTTTACGTCCATGACCGCGCCGTTGGTCATCATCACGATTTCCTTGGCGACCTCCTCCCGCTTCCACCACTCGGCGAGCATGATGGTGTCATCCTCGACCCACGGGCTGCCCATCTGCACGTAGGAGGTCTCCCAGTCGATGAAGTCGGCGCCTTTGTAGCGGGCCTCGAAATCGTCCTTGGTGGTGCGCTCGGTGACGAAGGCGGTGTTCCAGTCGGCGCTGTCGGCGCTCTGGCTGTGCGGGTCGGCCCACACGGAAAATGGGTTGTAGACCGCGTCGATGATCAAGTCCTGCAAGAAGCTGTCGTCATCGGCCCACTTGGTGTTTATCCGAAAGTACCCGAGGCCTGCGGTGACGGCACAGTCGAGCGCGGTGTCATAGGCCACGTCTGCATTTGACGTTGCTTCGATGTTTCGGATCAGCCCATTCATGATCTGGGCCACCTCTTCATCCGCGCCGTCCGAGGCCGGGTGGACATTGATCTGCGGCCGGTTTTGCCTGCCGTCGTTGACCACCTGGCGGATGTAGGTCGGCAGGACGTTGACGGTCTGGCAGGGGCGGCCGTCGAGTTCGCGGCGGCGGCGGACCTCATCGGGCCACTGCTCGCCGAGGCGGGCGAACCTGATGTCGTCAATCGCCTCGGCGCGGTTCTCGGCCTCGTTGGTGTCGCACTCCTGAAACGCCTCCTTGGCCTCGACCAAGAGGTCGTCCAGGTCGCGGCTGGCCGGGCGCTTGAAGGGGACGACAGCCCGGCTCTCAGCCACGGGGCGGCGCCTGGTCGGCCGGCGGGTCCGGGCGGTCGGCGGTGTTGAGCAGGGCGGCGGCGCGCAGGGCGGCGCCGGCGATGCGCACCAGGCGGTCGACGTCGGCCTGGGTGACCAGGCGCTGCTGGTCGGTGACCGGGTCGTAGATCATCGGGTGGTCAGCCATAGAGGTCGGGCCTCGTTTTCTTCCAGCGGCGCATGATGGCGCTGAGGGCCGAGCGGTGCTCGGGCGGGACGTCTTCCAGGTACGGGGTGCGCAGCTGGCCTTGCGGTCGACCCATGTTGAGCGCGACCTCGCGCAGGGCCTTGGCGGTCTCGGGGTCGGCGTAGTTCCAGAAAAAGCCCTTATGCTCAGTCATGCGGCCAGGTCCCCTCCTGGGCTTATGGCCTAGGGCCGGTTCGGCAAAAGACTAGGTGTTGTTCTCAGTCCGTTCCGGGTTATCCCCCGGGTTATCCTCAGGGTCAGCGGCTGGCCTTGGGGTCGGTCCTGGCCAGGAACTGGGCCCGGCTATGGAGGACGCGCAGGGCCTCCCGCGCGAAATGGTCCTCTGGCTTCTTGGCCCAGGCGTCGAGGACGGTCCTGGCCACGGTCGAGGGATTAGCGCCGGTGACCTCGGCGACCTCCTGGAGCTTGCGATAGGTCTGATGGTGCATGTCGCGCACGCGCAGGGTGGCCATGGTCCTAGCCCAGCCAGCTGAGCCGCTGCCGCCGCTCGCGGCCCCGGGCCCGGTCCAGGCTGACCACCCTGGGCTCCTCGTAGGCGGTCATCAGGTAGCGCAGGGCGTCGGCCCCGTGGCTGGTCCAGTCGTGCAGCGGCCCGTAGCTGATCTTGCGCTTGGGGTCGGTCTTCTCGCGGTAGTCCCTGAGCGCGGTCAGGCCCGCCTCGCACTTGTCGCGGTCGACGTAGCAGCGGGGCAGCAGGCGGCGGACCGCCTCGATCCCGTCCATCGGCGGGATGCGCGGGGCGATGCGGGTGGAGAAGCCGAGGCTCTGGAGCATTTCGGCCCTGGACTTGCCGGTGCCCAGTTCGCGGGCCATGGCGTCGTGCGGCAGGATCAGGGCGGCGTAGGTGTAGTTCTTCTGGCGCAACTCCCGGGCGTACCAGTCGAGCGCCACGCCGTTGTTCTCGATGTAGCCGATCAGCCTGATCTCGCGGCCGATGAACTGGGCCAGCCAGATCGCCGTGGAGTCGCCGATGCCCAGGTCAAAGGCCGCATGGACCTCCGCGCCGGGGTCGTGCGGGGCCCTGGAGATGCGGCCCTGGATTTCCGCCTCGCTGAGCAGCTGGGCGTAGTAGGCGCCCTGGATCGCCGCGTCGAAGCTGGTCTCCAGTTCGCGGGCGTACTCGTCGGCGCTCAACTCGTTCTTGAGCGCGGCCAGTTCGTCCGGGTCGATCAGGTTGGTCTCGCTGGCCCTCAGCCGCAGGGCCAGCCAGTCGTCGTCGGTCCTGGCCTTGTCGTAGAGGTCGTAGAAGGCGTTGCGGCCCTTGGGGGTGCCGATGAAGGTGGCCCAGCCCTTGCGGTCGGCCAGGGCGGGGCGGATCACCTCGGACCAGGCCCGGGGGTCCATGTCGGCGAACTCATCCAAGACGACGCCGTCGAGGTAAATCCCGCGCATCCGGTCGTAGTTGTCGGCGCCGTAGAGCCGCAGGCGCGCCCCGTTGGGGAGGTCGACCCGAAGTTCCGTCTCATGCTGCACCACGCCCGGCACCCCGCCGGTGTAGCGCTTGAGGTAGGTCCAGGCGATGTCCTTGGCCTGGGCGTAGGTGGGGGCGACGTAGGCGAACCGGGGGTCCTCGGTGGTGGCGTTGATGGCCCGGTCGATCAGGTGGGCGATGGTGGCGATGGTCTTCCCGGCCCGGCGGTGGGCGACGATGCAGACCCAGCGCTTGAGGCTCACATGGTACGGCAGGAACGCCCGGCGCGGGTGGTAGCCGAGGTCGATGGGCTTAGCGGCGGCGGCCACGCCACTTGCCTTTGACGTAGGGCTTGGCCGGGCTGGCGGTTTTTCCCCGCTGCCCAGATTTAGCTTTGCTGTAGTGCGGCGATGTGACGCTGTCGCGTGTGGAGGGAACAGGCTCGGCTGTAGTGTCCGATTGGGTATCGGGTTGCTGCACCTCCCCTACCACCGTCAGCCGGGGGGCTGCGCGCCGGGGTATACCCCCCGGGGTCCCGGGTGCGGCAGATGGTCGCGGGGTCTCTGGGTCCGCGTCACTCTGCCACGTAGGCAAGCTGTCGCCAAGTACAGTCGACGTCTTCGCGTCCTCGATTACCTCGCACTCACCGTCGATTACATCACCTGGGCGCGGCACACCTGTAATCACTAGCAGTGGCTGACCATGCGCCCCCGTGTGCTCAAGCGTCTGCCTATCGCTGTACTTGCCGTTGAGCTTGCCCGCGTGCCATCGCCTCGCATCGAAGACCACACGCGCCCTCTGTGGGTCTGTGATGGTCATTGCGTCGCGTATGCCGCGACCAGCTTGGAGTTCACCTAGCCGTTCCTTTGCGCGCGTGTAGTCCTCTCGAAACTCAGGACGTCCATCTATCCATCTATACACAGTCGCAACGCTCGGCATGTCGTCCGCGTCGCATACTTGCTCCAATCCCCAATCGCTCAACACAAGCCGCTCAAGCAACTCAGCGCACAATTCTTCACTATACAGGCTCGGACGACCGCCTTTGCTTCGCGCAACGTCGCTCAACGCTCTATCTCCGCGCGTGTACGTGAGGCTCAGGGTGCGACACAGGGTGCGACACCGAAAACCGGCGTTATGTGAGAAAAGGGGTATCTTCTACCATTCGACCCGATTACAAGGGTGCATCGAACGACGACGACAGAGAGATAAGCCGATGACGAAAATCTTCCATGCCAGCAACTTTGACCCCAAGGTCAAGGCAGAGGCTCAGGCCTATGCCAAGGCCATGGCCAACAATACCCGCAGCAATTGGGGCGTTGCTTACGTCGATCACTACAACGACGGAAGCGTCTCAGGGCATTACATCGCCTTCCCTGTCGACTACCGCTAACGCCAGACCTCAGACCTAGGAAACCTTCGATGTACCTCGATTGCCGCAACGCCGAGACCTTCAAGGCGCACGCCGAAAAGACCACCCGCGCCAACGCCCTCCGCGTCCGCGATGAACAGCGCCAAGCCGCGCGCCTCGTTCGCGCCCTCCTCGCGAAGGGCTGGGCGATCAGCGTGTTCGACTCCGAAGAATGGGCGTGCAAACGCGCGACCAGCTTCGACGTCGTCTGGGGCGCCATGGGCGAGACCGATGACGATACGCTCAGGGTGCGCGACAGCGACGGCGCCAACCTCGGTTTCGTGCAACTGGTCTGGGGCAATGGCGCCGAAGACTTGATCGCCGATTGCAGCGCAGACGGCCCGGTTGCGGACCTCTGTAACGAAATGCTGGGGCTGGAGGCTTAGGCCTCCTCCCTACCCTTTACAGCCTCAGGACACAGCACCATGACCGACACCCCCCACGTTGTGAGCGTTAAGCGCGCCTTCGCCTTCTACGGCTTCACGGCCTGCCCGTTGACTGACCGGCAGATTGCCCAGTGCCTCAAAGCCGGAGTCGATACCTACAGCGTCGGTTGCGACGTCGCGGCGGGCTTCACCTTCGCCGAATCTCTGCGCGCGGCCTTGAGCCGATAACCCTTCACACCCTAACCATTGAGAGCCTGACCATGACCATCGCCCGCTACTCTGTGACCTTCGGCCTTGCCGGTTGCTACATGCCGGACTCCGTGTCCGGTCCCCTCGCCTTCGCCACGCGCGCCCAGCTGATGGATTTCATCCGCTCCGAGATCGCGGCCTATGACCTCCCGAAGAGCGCCATCCGCCAAGTCAAGGCGCAGCGCCTGTGGGGCCATATCGTGCGCCATGGCTCCAGCGTCGCACACTTCGCCATCCACCATGGGGCGAACGCTCTGGAGTTCCACGGCCTGACAGAGGCTGAATTCGCCGAGATGGAAGCGGCTGAGGAGGCCTAGGACCATGCTTCGCCCGCGCCTCAAAACCTCCACCCTGATCGGCTCGGCCTATTGGGCCTCTTACCTGATCAACGGCGATAATTCCGGCCTGAACGATTTCGAGCTTGCCGCGTGCGACGCTTGGCTAATTCAGAATGACGCTACACACGCCATCTTTGCGGATGTGGGCGAGCCCTATTTCAGCTGGTCTTACGGCCTCCACACCGGCGCCAGCTGCGCGGGTGGAGACCTCGCCGACTACACCCTGATTTACTAACCGTTCACACCCTCACGACTCGGACCCTAACCATGACCATCGCCTACAGCGACACCGCACCCGTTCACGTGCAAATCAATACGGCCGAACCCGATACCTGGCCAAAGGACGCCCTCAAATACTCGGGCGACACCCTGCCCGCGATTGGGGCCACAGTGCGCGCCAGGGGCTCGCTGGAGGGCCAAGCGCTGGGCTTGGCTAGGGTGGTGGCCTACTTCACCGAGGACGGCTTCCTAGGCCTTGTGTGCGAGCCTCTGGCGCCGCCTCCGCGCTTCCTGCGCAACGTCGCCGACTATGACTCCCGCCTAGGCGCAAACCGCCCCTATCGCGGCTGTTACCACCTCTTCGGGCCCGAGTTCGCCGAGCCCTAGGCCTGCGACAGCCTGCCGCAGTGTGAAACACTTGCACACCCGCGCCAGCTAGTATCTATTACCACTCAACGGCGGCCGACACGGGCGCCCCCGGAGACCGCCATGCGCGAACTGATGACCGACCCTGAGCCTGTCGACGGCTTCACCATCACCTTCTACGCCCGCCCGGAGGAGACCGACCCGGCCGACAGCTTTGAGTTTGAGAAGGACATTGCGGCCGTGCGCAACGGCGCCGTCATCTGGTTCTGGGTTGAGTGCATCGCCTCCAAGGCGGGCGTTGACCTCGGCCGCGACACCCTCGGGTGCTGCGCTTACGAGAGCTTCGCCGATTTCTTCACCGAGGGCGGCTATGCGGCTGACATGCGCGCGGAGGCCATCGCCGAAGCGCGCACCACCCTCACCAAGCTCTGCGCAGAGGCCTAGCCATGCCCGAGCGCACCGCCTCCTGGGTCATCCGCGACAAGGCCTCTAAGGCCGTCGTCTGCGAGACCTTCAATCCGACCTTCGTGCGGCGGCTCAACACCGCGCGATACGAGGCCGTCCCTATCCTCGCCTACCTCCAAGAATTCAACGCCAGCTTGAAAGCCGCCAACCGATGACCGACACCGCAACCCCCGCCGCGCGCGTCCTCGCCTTCGCTGAGGCGCACGCCTTGACCATGACGGCGGCTTTTGTGCCCTACAGCCAAAGCCGCAACGCCAAGCCGGGCAAGGATGGCAAGCCGTGGCTGTCGCTCAACTGGCGCATCACCCTCAGCCGTGAGGGGCGCCCGTTTCTGGAGACCGATTACGCGGCCGGATCGGGCCATGCGCCCGCCTCCAAAGCCTCCGCGTCCAAGCTGCGCGCGGCGCCCTATTCCGAGACTGTCGCCCGGCAAAAGCTGATCGAAGCCGAGTGCGAGCGCGGGCGGCCGATGACCTGGCTTTTTGCCGGACGTGATGAGCCCGCGCCCAATGGCGCGGCGATCCTGCCGGACCTCGCCGACGTGCTGTATTCGCTCAGTTCAGGCGCCGACGTCCTCAACAGCGCCAGCTTTGAAGATTGGGCGGGCGAGTTCGGCTATGACGTCGACAGCCGCTCTGCGGAGGCTACCTATCGCGCCTGCCTTGAGATCGCCCTCAAGCTGCGCGGCGCCCTCGGCGATTCAGGCCTCAGCGCCCTCGCCGAAGCTTGCCAGGACTACTAGGCCATGACTCCCGCTCAGGCCTACGCCATCGCCTCCGATTGGGGCTCCCTGGTCCGCTCTGGCGATCCGGGGGCGGTGCTCTACACGTTCCCGTTCAAGGACGCCCGCCCGCAATCGGAGGCGCACCGCGCCCAGCTGATGGCCTATGCCACCAGCCTCATTGCCCAGCTGGAGGCGGCGCCCGATGGCGATACCGCCTGCGATCTGGAGTCCCTGCGCGCCCTCGCCGAATTCTTCGCGACGTCGCCGCTCAGAGGGTGCGACAGCCTGCCGCAGCCCTAGGCGTTGACACCGCGCCACACTGGTATAAATTACTACTCAGAGACGGGGGCGCGGCCCCGCGCCAACCGAGAGACCCGAGACCATGTTCACCCTATCGTTCCGCACCGATAACGCCGCGTTCGCCGAGGACTTCCCCGGCCTGGAGGCCGCCCGCATCCTCACCGAGATCGCTTGGCAGCTGCGCAACGGCGCCACCGAGGGCCACGCCCGCGACGCCAACGGAAATCGCGTCGGCGATTTCGCCTTGACCCCGGAGGCCTGACCCATGCCGATGCGACGTTTCGGCGCCCGCTGGCGCGACGCCTCCACCCCTGCCGAGGTGTTGGACGTGTTCAAGATCGACGGCCGCTATGAGGTGCTGCTGCGCAATTGGACCATCGGCAGCCCGCGTGTCGAGTGGGCCGATGGCCTCGACCTCGACGCGGACGGCTACCGCTTCCCGTCCTTTGAACTGGAGCCCTACGCCGCGCGCCACTACCGCGCCCGCTTCGCCAAGAAGCGCCAGACCTGGGCGAGCCTGCCCGCCCCCGTGCGCGCCGCTGTCGGCGCCTGGCTTAAGGACGACTGACCATGAACAAGCAACGCCGCAAGGAGCTAGACCGTATCCAGGCCGAAATCGACGCCTTCACCGGCGCCCTGGAGTCCGCCCGCGACGACCTCGACAGCGTCCGCGACGAAGAACAAGAGGCCTACGACAACATGCCCGAGTCGATGCAGGGCAGCGACCGGGGCGAAGCCGCCTCCGAGGCCTGCGACCAGCTGCAAACCGCCTATGACGCCCTTGACGCCGCTGTGGCGTCGGTCGCTGAGGCCCTGGAAGCCATCAACACCGCCCGAGGGGACCAATGACGCCGACCGAAGCCCGCGCCTTGCGCCCTGGAGACCTTGTGCGCGCCCTGATCCCCGTCATGGGCGGGGTTGACCTCGGCCATGAGGGCGAGATGGAAATCTCTCTCCCGGCTGGCGCCGTGGCCACCGTGCACCGTGTCGAGCAGCTGGGCGAGCGCCAGGGCTGGGCCGTACACCTGTCGTTCGACAACGGAATCGACAACACCTTCGATGAGGGCGACGCCGACGCCTTCGCCCTGGAGCGGGTGGAGGACACCCCGGCCGAGCGCCGCGCCCGCGCCGCGTTCCTGATCCAGCACAGTCCGCCGGACTATCCCATGGCCGAGCTTGCCCGCGATCTGCACGCCCTGTTTGAGGCGCCCAAGGCCGCCACCATCGCCGAGCCCCAGCCCTACCGCGTCATGATGCGCGGCATGGTGACGGGGACGCTGGTCGTGCAAGCCGTGAGCGAGGATCAGGCGCTAGCCAAGGCCGAGGCCTGGACCCGCCGCAGCTACCCCGAGGCCACCGACTTGGAGGACTACGGCGACTGCAACAACTGGGAAGTGGAGGGGCTGGAGTGACGTCTAGGGGTGCGGCGTCCGACCACACCCCTAGAGCCTTGCCCTTACCGGGCATTGGTATATACTACCTTTCACACCGGGCGATGTTTCACGTGAAACATTTGCACATTCATTCGTAGTCTAAGGATCACTATGACCGATGCCCACCCCGACCATCCCGATCTCGACCTGCGCGCCGAACTGGCCCGCATCGACCGCGACCGGGCCGAGACCCAGAAGCTGTTCGCCGAGCAGGACAAGCTGTTCGCTGAGCAGCGCAAACTGGGGGCCGAAACCGTCAAGCTGCGCGCGGATGCGCGCCTGCAACCGCTGATCGCCTGGGCCGCCCTGCTGGCGTCGCTGGCGACCTTCATCACCGTCCTGATCAAGCACTAGGGATGACCATGCCCGCCAACTACGCCGGACCCTACAGCATCGGGGGCGAGACCCTGGACGACGGCCGGACCATCATCTGGCGCCACAATGACGGCTCCCTCACGATCATGGGCCTGGACGCCGATGGCGAGCCCGTCCCCGTCCTGCATGTCCCCATGCGCGCCCGCTTCAAGCGCGGCGAGGCCTGGAAAACCACCGACCCTGAGCAGGAGGCGTTCGCCAGGGCCCTGGTCAATATCATGAACGCCGCCGACTGGAGCGACTGCCGATGATCCGCAAGGTGATCGAGGACATGGACCCTCGCGAGGCCCGCGAGGAAGCCGAGCGCTGCTCGCGGGCGCTGAGCGACCCGCGCACCCGGCCGGACGAAAAGGAAGGCTGGCGCGTCGACCTCGACCGCTGCCACCACCGCTTGCGTCAGCTGGGCTGGTAGCCCCCGTGAAATTCGTCGCCCTCTACGTCGGCGCCGTGATCGCCGTAACCCTGATCCTGAAAGGCCGCCGATGACCGACACCCGCGCCGTGGCCCGGATGCACCTGACCCAGATGCAGAAATGCCAGCGGCGCGGCGAGATCGCGGCGGCGCGGGCGATGCTGGCCACCTTCCGGTGCGCCTGGACCACGGCCGCCGAAGAACACCAGCGCGCCGAGAACTGGAGCGAGCGCGCCGCCAAACACCGAGACGCCCTCTGGGCCTACCTCACCGACCCTACGGAGACCACCCTATGACCCTGTTGATTTGCTTCATCATCGGCCTGCTGTTCGGCGGGAGGGGCCACGGATGACCCCCGCCGATCTGACCAACGCCCGCGCCGCCCTGGGCGCCCTGTGGGGCCTGGGCCGTCCGCTCTACGTCACCGAGCTTGGCCGCATCCTCCGCTTCCCGGCCACCGATCCGGCCCAGTCGATCCGCGACTATGAGGACGGGGTCAGCCGCATCCCCGGGCCGGTCTCGGTGGCGATTGACATGCTGCTGGCGGGGGCTCAGCCGCCGGACGGCCTGGAGGCCATGCGCAAGGCGGGCTGAAAGATGAGCGGGCCACGGTCTCTTGGAGGGGGCTTGTCACCGGAGGAGACAGGCGACCATGGCCCGCTCTAGGTCCTCCTCGGATCACTGCTGCAAAACTACTGCATTTGTGGCGGGGGTCAAGGTCTTGACGCCATCTGTAGTTGTGGCAGACAGTCACGCGATGCAGCCGCCGCCCGATCTACAACCGCTGTTCCTGGCCATCCGCCGCCTGGACGATGAGTGCGCCCTGGTCAAGCACCACACCCGGCGGCTCAAGACCTGGACCCTGATCAGCGTCGGCATGGCGATCCTCAACGGGCTCTGCGGAGTCGCAAACCTGTGGTCCTTATGGCGAAACCTTCACCATCACACCTGACCGACAACCTGCTGACCGGCGAGCAAGTCGCCGAGCGGCTGGGCAAGCAGGAGCGCACCATCCGGCAATGGCGGATGCAGGGCCGGGGCTTCGGCCGGGGCCTCGGGCCGAAGTGGGTCAAGATCGGCGGCTCGATCCGCTACTGGGAGTCCGACGTCGAGGCCTGGGCCGCCAGCCAGCCGCAGGACCCGACCCCGATCACCCTCAAGACAGGCAAACCGCGCCGGGCGGTGCGATAGCGGGCCCTGGAGGTGGCGCCAGCGGCTTTTCCCGTCCGCCACGACCCAACGGAGCCGCCACCAATCCAGGGCCGTCCTGGGGCTTCCTAGCGGCTTTTTTGTGCAAATGCTTCACAGGCCGAAGCGATCCGCGATCCGCC